CCTTTACCTCCTCAACACCATCACCGGCAGCCTGGTACTCGTTGGCCTCCTGCAAGAGGTGGTCGGCAGCCAGTCCCGTAATGGCGGAAGAGAGTGTCAGCACATCATACTCGGCGTTCGAGGTATCAATGGCATTGACAGTGGGTGACTTGCTGTCGTTGGCAAGGTCCATCACCACGTCGCCTACCTGGAAGTTGCTGCCCTTCTCCACTCTCGGCTTCGTAGTAGTGCCGCCTGTCACCACCTTGCCCATCTTGACGACGGCACAGGTCAGACCAGGGAGCACGCTCACGAACGTTCCGCGATGCAGCTTGGTGCCTACAGGAAAGTCCTGCACGGGCTTGAAACCGCCGGGCAGAATCTTCACTTCCTCACGCCAGAAGGGATTCGGGTGCTTAGTGTAGGATTGTGATGCGAATGTAATCATCTTTCACTTTCTTTTAGTTATCAGGCAATGATTTGGCCCAATTCTCGGCATCATCCTCCATTGCCTTTTGAGAGGATGATAAGATGTCGGCCTTGTCCTCCGGCATCAGTTTGTTGGTAACCAGCTCCTGCTTGTAGTCCTTCAGTTCCTGCTCGATGTCGGCATCATCAGCAATGCTGAAACGCTTCATCAGGAAATCGGGGATTCCAAGCTCTTTCGCCTTCAGAGTGATGGCGGCACTGCGCTCGCCCTTGGCCTTTTCAGACTTCAGCGCGGCATTCTCATCCTGCAGGTCCTTGATGGCCTTGTCGTTCTGCTTCTTGTAGTCGCGGAACCACTTGGGCATCTCTCCGCCCTCATCGTCGTCACCGTCTCCGTCACCGCCATCCCCATCCGTCTTCGGAGTGGTCTTTGGCTTGGGAGTCTGCTTGCGCGTCTTCCTCGTGATCTCTCCCTGCATCATCTTGGCGTAGGGAACGAGTGAATCCGCAACCTTCGCGATGTCCTCGTCAGAGGATTCATCCGTCAAACCCTCGGAAGCCGACTGCGCCAGCTCCTCGATGGCTTTCTCTGTCAATCCAAAGTCCTTGCACTTGTCTTGCAGAGTCTTCAATAGTTTCTTGTTCATAAATGCGAATTGTGATTAATCACCACAAAGATATTGTCTTTCCAAATGAGATGAAAGGAATAAGCCAGCCCGTTTCCGACAATACGCGCATTGTCGTGAAATGATGGAAACAGCCCAGCCTTTCATCATCTTTATCTCCCTCTTGTTTCCTCTCATCCCTCTATCCCCTCATCTTTTCCCAATTATATTTGGAAGTATCAATAATTGTTCGTATATTTGCATCGAGGAAAAATCAAAACGATAAAAAGCAACTTCTAACAGGAATCATTCTTATTTGCAAATTACAAGCATCATAAACCTATTATTCAATCGTTAAAACAAAATGCAAGGTACGGATTTAAAGGTATTATGTTTTGAGTATATCATACACAAACTGGTGCTGTGGTATAAGGAAATATGTCCGCTTGAGAATGTTCCTGTACAGCATTTCACTAGGCTAAAAGCACAAAAATTATTGTTTTTTGTGGCGAGTGCTAAGGCAACAGAGAATTCAAATGCATTGTTGGATATATTTGATAATTTTTATGCAATGCAGTATGGTCCTGTTGAGATAGATGTGTATAGTCAAATGGTTTTGAATGGTATGAATATTTATCGTTTTAAAGAACGAAATACCGAAATAAAAAATGATGATATCTCAATTTTTAGCAAATTACCACAAGATAAACGAAATCTAATTGATGATTCCATAATAGAACTTAGAAATAGAAATTCAAGGATGGTATTATTAAGCGCATCTCAGTTGATAGACATTAGTCACAAGTGGACATCTTGGAATGTGGCTATAACATGTGCTGAGATTTTCGGAAAAAAACGATGGAAAATGTCAATTGAGAATATTGCTAAAGACCGGAAAATATATGAGTAATCTGTTTATTGAAAATTGCCGGTCTTTGTATTCTAATCATTTCCCTGAAGACTGGATAGAGAAAGAAAAATGGGATAATCACGAAATAGCGACGGCTTCTATTAGCAAATGTATAGCTAATATGAAAGATTTTGTGAATAAATTTTTTGTTTGTATTAGCAAGTCTGTTTTAAGTGGAGAATATATTGTATCAGAAGATAAAGTAAAGGGAATCAGAAAATATTTTGAAGAGTGTGCTCAAAAAGAACATGAATGTCCAGAACCAGAGCAAATAGATGATAGTGTTCTTGAAATAAAGCGCATGGTATATGAAGAATATGAGGAACTCGATTTAAATATTGAGAAAATGTTCTTCAGATATGAAAGTCTTATACAGAAAGTTAAAGAGAAGATAGACGGTCTTGAACATAATATTATAGTAGAGGCATATAGAATTAAGACAAGTTCAGTAGAACCGAAACTTTTTTCCTACTTTAATAATCAAATTATCTCGACGTGTATAGATGAACATCGTATGCGTTATGACAAAGAGAGAATGGGTGAATATCTGTTGATGATACAAGAGATAGACCTTGCTCTAAATGAAGAGCCAGACGAAGATGTGAAATTGGTACTTAAAGCATTCAGAGAAAAAGTTATACTGCTATTTAGAAAGTTGTATCATTTCTTCAATAAAAGAGGTGAATATACGATAGATTTTACTACATATACTTTAGAAGCAGATAAGTTTTCTATTGTTCTTTTAGAAGATTATCTACAAAAATTTGGCTATGTTCATGAAGATAAACCAATTCCTAATGAATATGTAGAGATTATCCAGAGTAATTGTGCGAATAAGTCTGCAAAGCTTTCAGAATTCGCTATTTTGATGAAATACTATTCATGCGGAAACGGCAGTCGAAATCAAGTAGAGAATCTTTTGGCGGATTTTAATAAATTGTACAATTCTCTTTATAGAAGGACAATCACTAAAGCATTTGACAAACATGCATTGGATACACTTAAGAATTATATGTATAATTGTCGTTTGTCTTTTTTAATAAGGTCAAAGAATTATACTGTTGATAATTTGATAAAGGATATTGATGAAATTAATTCAATACAAAAAGAAACCAAGATAAAAAACTATTATCCATATAAAAAAGCCCTTGAATTCTTAAAAAGGAGGATAAAAACACGTTTAGGAAAGAATGAATTGGGTAACAATAAGGAAGTTCTTCTATCTTGGATTTCCATTTTCAATGAATACGTTGAGAAATTCGAGGATAATTTCAAATGGTGCGATAACAATAACTTTTACCCTATTCAGTTGATGTATAATGAATGTTGCGTTAATGTTGTAGACGGTGATGAATTCAGGTTGTTTATACCCTCAACATTTACACGACCTCAGAATTTCGAGAAGATTTGTGAGGCCTTAAATGGTTTTAAATCTGATTCACTCTTCTTTAGAGAAATGGGTGAATTCATTGAATATCGAGAAGATGTAAACTCTTTAAAGAAAGATTTTAAACAAAGTGAACGGAAAATAATAGAAATCGGAGGACTATTTGTTACCATTATAACATTTTTATTTGGAACAATTCAAATCTATTCCAAAAAAGATATGGACGCAAAAACATTGATAATGTCAACATTGGCATTTGGGTGTTTATTGATGGTTTTTAGTTCATCCATTTATTTTATTACCCTCCAGAGAGAATATGAAGACAAAAGCTATTTTAAAAGCCTTCGTTTTTGGTTCTTTGGAATAGCTTCTATCGTTTATACATTAATATTAATAGTGTATCTTATAAAACTCATTTAGTTTATGTCTACACCAGGAGATGAACCATGTTGTTGACCAGGCGCACGCCAGGGTTTGTATTGAAGGCCGTCTAATAGCCCGTAAAGCTACTTGCACAAAGTAGCCTTCAAGACCTATGATTGGTATCATTTTTCTCCCGATTTATTTGGAAGTTTCAATATTTGTTCGTATATTTGCAACGCGGGATGAGAGAGGGAGGTCAAGCCCCCGCATCCTGCACCTAAGTTCGGGTATTTCTGTTTTTCAGGGATGCCCGAAGCTCTTTTTAAGAGTTATCAAACAGGCAACGGAGTTCGCCATCATTATTCATATAGAACACACTCGGTAGAGTGTTGAGTTCGCCGCGCTTTTTGTACTTTCCGATTGTTCTAGTAATAGCTGTCTTTAAATCTTCAAGTCTGTTTTCTTCATCCCAGTAGAAGATTGCCCTCTCTGCTTTTCTGGCTTCTTCAATGTATTTACGGATGGTGTTTTCGTTGGCAAGAGGAATATACTTTACATCCCAAGTATGACCGTCGAAGTGAAGGTCTGGTTTTTCTGTTGCATTGCCATTCTCAGGTAAGAACTCAATTTGCTTCGCTTTCTTTTCGGCTAGCGTTCGTCCTACGAATTTCTCCGCTTCACCACCTGACATTTTAGATTTTCGCGGTTTTTCGCCATTCTTACTCGGTCCCTCTCCTTTTTTCTTAGAAAACTGGTGGGATTTGTGATAGACATTGAAACCACCGTTTTCCTCATTGAAGTAAGCCTTTTCCCATTCTTCACCATAGGAGTTATACTTACGCTTTGCCTCTACCTTTGCCTTCAGTTCAGGCGAAGCCGTGTCCAGCTGGTCATGAATGTCCTTTACTCTCGCTTCTTTCACCGTAGGCTGCGGCTCCGTCGCAGCACCTTTCACATACTTCCCGTTATCCCTCACCCAGTAAGGCAGCCTCCGCGCCCCCTCAATCCGCTCTTGGTTCTCCCCCATCCACTTCTGAAACCCTTCATGCGGCTCGGTAATCTCCCCCTTGAAATGGAAATCCGAAACATCCTCACCGTTCAGCACCGCACGGTGGTATGCCATCCTTTCCTCCTCAGAGGCCAGCACAGGGACAATTAATTGATGAGTTTTATTCCATATTTATCCTTGAATAACTTTTGCGCCCATTCGGGTGCTTTGTTCTGGAATACGGCACCGCATTCGTTGGGGTCATTGGCGTGTTGGTCTCGATAAGCCTCCAGTTCATTCACGTATTGCTGAATGAGTACGACCAATTCAGCGTTGGGCGATTCGCCACCATCGACGTGGTACATCTGTTGGATGTGGTGAATGTCATGAAGATATTTCTCGTTGTATACAAACGCCTCGTTGTTGCCATTAACGTAGGTTACTGCGAGGATGCGTGCCGCCGTGTCGCGGCTGATGGCTGGCATTCCGATGGTTGCGAAAGCTCCGAGCCAATCCTTGTAGAGCTCGTTTGTGTGTTTCATCAATGCTTTCCTTTCTTTACTTTCAATTGCCCGTGCTGACGATACAGGGCGTTGTACTCTGAATCGCAAAGAATGGTGTCATACACTTGCTCGTAGGTGAACGATGAAAGCTGCTCCTGAATCTGTGGAATCGTCATGTCCTGCTTGATAAGCTCAATCACTCTTTCGCGTGGCAGTTCAACGATGCAGTAAGGTTCGTCCTTATATGAACACTTGCGGTTTTCCTCTCTGTACTTTTGCTCTTTCTTCACCAAGTCCTGATAGGATTTCTCATCACAGTTCACTCCCCACCGCAGCAAGTTGCGTGAAATGGTGTTGCGGTCAACACCCAGTTTCTTTGAAATGCCTCGGATGCTTGCACCCCATTCCAATGCCCTGATGATGTCCTCCTTGTATGGTGTCAGTTTCAGCACTTCCTCACTGCTCTGCTGACCAATAGGCCTGCCAAGCAATACACCGAGCTTCATGCGCAGCCGCAAGCCTTCACGGGTACGCTGGCGGATCATCTGCCTTTCGATTTCAGCAGCCAAGCCGAAAGCGAATGCAAGCACCTTCGACTGGATATTGTCGTCGAGTGAGAAGTTATCCTTCACGGTGTAAATCTTGCACCCCGTCTTCATGCAGAAGTGCAGAATATCCATCACCATGTAGAGGTCACGTCCCAGTCTGCTAATCTCAGCCGCAATCACTATGTCATCTTTCTGTAGTTTCTTCAGCAGTGGCCCGAGGTTGCGCTTGTCGGGGTCTTTACCGCCAGAAACGCCTTGGTCGGTGATGAACTCGTCAATCTTCCATCCTCTCTCCTTTGCGAATTTCACCACGCCTTGCTTCTGGCTGTTCACGTCCTGCTCGTCGGACGACACACGTAAATATCCGTAAATCATTTTCTTTGGTTTTTATTTGGAAGTTATTAAATAAATATCTATCTTTGCAACATGGAAACAATATATGATCATAATCCAACAAAAGAAGAATGGGAACAACTGGGATATATGCCCAGAGAGCAATATGAAAGTATCGTAGATGACGATTGTAGATTCTACGACCTCGCAAGGTTGTTCCATATCCGAGAAAAGAAATGGAAGATGAGAAGGTACATCAACAAAGTCAAGGATGTTGATATGAAAAATTCATTTTTCAGAACTATATACCACCCATGAATTTATTGAATTTTTCAGCTTTCCAACCTAATTTCTGAATTATTACTTCTACATTCTTTACTTTTCTACCTCTTAGGTATTTAACCATATTGTCAAATATCATGTCGTAGTCATTGACAATTATTCTATTCTCGAAATGCCTGAAAAACTCTACTTCATTGATGTTGAATTTCTCGAAGATTGTTCTCAGGTTGGTTATTTCCTGTTTATAACCATAACCTTGTTTCAGCACAGCCTCATAGTGCCGCGCCTCTACCCCCATTCTTTTCAAGAAATCAGCATAAGTTCTTCTGGCGCATAGTTGATTCACGACCTCCATGGCAGCTACCTTACTGTCGGGATGCTTGGCGCTCAAAACTTTCCAGTTCTTGGCCTTTGCATGACGCAGTTCGTGCCAAACGCTTTCAAGAGCATATTCCTGATTGAAGGTAAGAGGCTGTTTGTTCTTGATAGCCTCCATCGCACCTTGCAATTCACGCATGGCGTTGAAAGTAGTTGTCTTTCCATCAGCTCCTATCACCTTGCTTGACGTGTTGGAGATAAGTATCTTCTGCCTGTAGCTTCCATCATCCATTTTCCGTGTCACAGTCCTCATGATACTTCCCTCAAAATTCCAACGATCAATATGAAATCCGTCAAAAGCCCCATTCACACTTTCACCGCCAAGTTTTTCATTCAGGAAACCAAGCACCTCCTTTTCGTGTATTTGCCTATCTGAACTTCTGTCGACGACAGTATTAGCCCAAGATTTTACAGGTTCAAATATCGAGTTATTGCTAACTGCCTCTGCTTGTGAAGTCTGCTTCACACCCACATACTTCCCATTACCCTTTATCCAGTACGGCAGGCTCTTAGCATTTTCAATCCTCTCCTGGTTCTCTTTCATCCACTTCTGAAACCCTTCATGCGGCTCGGTAATCTCCCCCTTGAAATGGAAATCCGAAACATCCTCACCGTTGAGTATAGCCCTATGGTAAGCCATCCTCTCCTCCTCGCTCGCCAGCACAGGTACAATGTAGCACCGGCACTGCGGATGCCACCCCGTGAACACAAAGTCCTTCGGGTACTTCCCCTTCAGCGCCTCGCACACCTCACAGCCGAAGGGATGGTTGCTCCGCTTCACCTCCATGCCCACCACAAACGGGATGCGGCTCCAGCGGTCGCAGTCGGCAGCCCTATAGGCCATGTTCGTCTCGGTACGCGTCAGCCTCATCGCGTTCTTGTAGCTGCTGCGGTATTCACCTCGCCCGGGATGGTACGCTGCGGCTCGCTTGCTCAGCTTCAGGTTCCCCTGGGCATCGCGAACACGACGGAACAGTCGGTCGGGCTCACGAAGGTACTGACGCACATG